TCCCCGTGTTAATTACGGCATTGACGGAAAAGAAATCAGCCGCTTTATGGGGAAAGAAGTGGAGACGGTAGAAGAAGAAATTTTGCAGGATTATGAGAACGCAAAGACCGGCGATGTATTTGCCGTATTTATCAATATGTCCGATTATGTCGTTAATTCCAACTTGCAGATGCAGACGGTTAAATGGACAGACAATGATACAAATCAGGTAAAAAATAAAAATATTATGATTTGTGATGGCAAGCTGATTGACCCGCACGGCGTACTGATTATTAAAAAAGGTGCAGGCAAAACCAGTACATCGACAGACACAGGAGAAACAGGACAATAAAAATACAGAGAAGCAGGGGTGATGTTATATGAGTCCGGAGGAACAATTGCAGGCAGTTAAAGAGGGGATGAATATCAGCGGCAATTATCAGGATAAAGCGTTGATGGTTTACCTCATGGAAGCCAGAGAGTATTTACTGGATGCCGGCGTATCAAAAGAAATTTTGGATTCGAGGAAAGCGGTTGGGATACTGGCGCGGGGGATTGCGGATTTGTGGAATTATGGAGCCGGCAACGGGAAATTATCCCCGTATTTTAAAGAGCGGGCAATCCAGCTTATCTATAAATCAAAGGAGGCAGACGATTGAAAGAATTTAAACCGGACACGCCCTATAATGTTGCGGCAGTCTTGCAAATTCCCACGGATACATATATCAAGGGAGTTCACAAAAAAAGTTATCCGGATGAGGGAGAAATGATTTACATATCATTCCGGACATTTGGCGGAAGCGAAACAAAGTCGAATGGAATAACAGTAGTAGAAAATACGGGAACAGTAGAAACGTGGTATCGGCCGGATATCAAAAGCAACTGCCGGCTGCTTATCAATGGAACGCCCTATGAAATTTTGGGAATGCCGGAAAACATCGGCAACCGGAATATGTGGCTGGTGTTTAAAGTGCGGGCCGTAAAAGGGGGTGCATAAAATAGGGAAAAACAAAATCGGACTTGCAGTCGATGGAATCGAAGAATTAATGGAAAAACTCGAGCAGGCAGGGGGAAAAGCAGAACAGGCAGCAGAAACGTGTTTGAAAAAGTCTGCGGATATTATCGCCACGAGACTGCATCAGGATATGAAAAAGCACCGCCGCAGCGGCAAAACAGAAGCAGCTATTATCGATAATCCGGATGTGGAGTGGGAGGGAACGACCGCCAGCATTAAAATCGGATTTGATATCGATAATGGCGGACTGGCGTCGGTATTTTTGATGTACGGCACGCCAAGAATGCCAAAAGACCCGAAATTGTATCAGGATATTTACGGTTCCACAGTGAAAAAAGAAATTAAAGAAAAGCAAGAGGAAATAATGCAGCAGAAAATCGCCGAAGCAATGAGAGGATGAAACAATGGAAGATTTGTTGATTGATACACTGGCGACATTTGGGTTGCCGGTAATATTACAAGGCTCCATGAGTCCGGAGGAACAATATCCAGAATCGTTTTTTACCTATTGGGAAAATGAGGGGGATGATTTGGCGCATTACGACAATGAGACAACGGCAGAAAAATACAATTATGATGTGAATTTTTACTCATCAAATCCGGAGCTTGTCTATACAATGCTCCGGGAAGCAAAAAAAAAGTTAGAAAGCAACAATTTTTTAATCAGGGGAAACGGTCACAGCGTACTGTCGGATGAAAAGACACATACTGGCAGAGGCATCACCGTTTTGTACCGAGCAAACAAATAATAGGAGGATATAGAAAATGGAAGATAAAATTGTAGAATACCGCGGTATTCGGGGATTGGTAGGCGCGATATTAAAACAGGACGACGGAGAAACACTGACATATGGAGAAGTTTTTAAAATTGCCGGAACCAGCGAATTGTCAAAGAGCAGCAGCGACAGCACGGAAACACATTACTATGACAATAAAGGTGCCGTAGTAATAAACGCACAGGGGGAAGATGAAGTTAATGTGAATGTGTCTGTTGTGCCGAATCATGTGATTGCTAAAATTACAGGGCAGACATATGATGAGACAACCGGCGCACTGGTAGAGGGACCATCAAATACGCCGTACATGGCAATTGGTTATATAACAACAGATACAGACGGAAACGACATGTATGTATGGAGACTAAAGGGCATGTTTACGCGGCCGGGGTCAACACACAAATCGGAAGATAAGGGTACTGGAGCAGACGGACAGTCATTAAAATTTACGGGAATAGCGACAAACAAAAAATTTGCAAGCAATGAAAACAAAAGTGCCTATGCTACTGTAGTACCGGCGAAAACATGCGGAAAAACAGAAACGGAATTTTTTGCTGCCGTACTGACGCCGGATGATATCATAAACACACCAATAGAATAGGAGGAATGGACATGTCGTTAAAGCTGAATATATGGAAAAATAAATCGGAAATCGAAAAAACGCTGGAGACAGACGAAGATGATATCCTCTGGGGAACAGTGGAAGATATCATCGAGAAAATTGATTTGGATACGTTTTTTGATGTGGGCGACGGAAATATCATTTTTGAGTTAGGCAAAAAAATAACAAAGGCGCTGGGGTGCGTAAAGCCGTTGTTATTGGATATATTTCCGGAGCTGACGGAAGAGGAACTGCGCAGGTGTAAAGCCAAAGAAATCCGAGATGTAGTTATAAAAATCGTCAAGTATTCATGCGGAAATTTCGTTGAAATGGGAGACGAAAACGGGGGAAACTGACGTGGTGCAGCGACGACATGACGGCGTATGAGATATTATTTGATTTAGATATCAAATTATGTGACAGGTTCCGCAATTTGGACCCGATAAAGATACGGAGATATCCGTCGGGAGAAGTATTCCGTTTGATTCGCCGGCTGCACAGTTACAACAGTAAGATGTATGATGCCGACGGCAACAAAAAGACAAAAGTATATCCTAAACAAGCTACAAGCTGGTTTTAGTTTGTACATTTCCCCAGCGGGCCGGTTGCGGCGTTTTCCGCTGGGGATTTTTAAGGATGGTGGCATAAATGGCAAAGGGAAACGAATCAACAACTAAATTTAAAGTAGACATATCAGAATTAAAAGCCGGAATGCAGGAAGCCAAAAGACAAATCAGGATGGCAACTGCGGAATTTAAGGCGGCAACCGCCGGAATGGATAAATGGAGCGACAGCGCAGACGGAATAAGCGCCAAAATAAAACAATTAGCTGCAATACTGGACGCAGAAAAGGCAAAACTGGAAAATCTGAAAAAACAATACGAGCTTGTAGCACAGGCACAAGGGGAAAACTCTAGAGGGGCGCAGGAACTACTCATCCAGATAAATAACCAGACGGCGGCAATAAAAAGAACAGAAGCAAATATAGAAAAGTATAACCAAAAATTAGAAGAGGTAAAAGGGAGTACACAAGAATTAGAGTCTGCCTATGAGAAATTACGGCAGGAAATTGAAAAACAGGAAAAGGATGTAGAGGGATTAAAAAGAGAATATTCTTCTGCCGTTCTTCAATTTGGGAAAAATTCGGACGAAGCCAAGAAACTGGCAAGACAAATTGAAGAATTATCGGGAGAATTAAGCGAAAACAGGAAGAAAATTGCCGAAGTGGACAGGGAAGCCGACGAACTGGACAACTCCCTGAATGATGTGGAGGACGCTGCCAGAAAAACAGAATCCGGATTTACAATAATGAAAGGCGCCATTGCAAATTTAATTGCAGACGGTTTGAAAGCACTAGCGAAAGAAGTAAAAGACACGCTGCAGGAAATGACCGGAGAGCTGGAGAGTGCTCATAACTCTTTTCAGGCCAAAACAGGCGCAAGCAAAGAAGAAATGAAGCAATTTGGCAGCGTGATTGATGAAGTATATAAAAGCGGGATGGGAGAGTCATTAGAGGATGTATCGGATGTAATGGCGGAAATCAAGCAGCAAATGAAAGAAACGGACCCAAGCAAATTAAAAGAATTGTCCGTGAATGCAATAACGCTGCGGGATACCTTTGATATGGACGTAAAAGAATCCATTAGGACCGTCAATATGCTTACAGAACAATTTGGGATAAGCGCAGAAGAGGCGTTTAATCTGGTTGTGCAGGGCGCACAGAACGGATTAGATAAAAACGGAGATTTACTTGATACAATCAACGAATATTCCGTGCATTACAAGCAGATGGGATATAGCGCGGAAGATTTTTTTAATTCTTTAAGTAACGGAACGGAAAGCGGCACTTTTTCGGTGGATAAGCTGGGAGATTCCGTGAAAGAATTTGGCGTCAGAAGTAAGGATACATCAAAGACAACAAAAGAAGCGTTTGAGCTTTTGGGATATGGTGCCTCCGCATCAAAAGAAGAAATAGGTAAAACAAAAGATGAGATTGCCAAACTGGAGAAAAATCTGAAATATGCACAACTGGAGCAAAAAAACTTCAACTCAAAAACAAAAGAACTCACCCGCATGAAAAACGCGGATAAAATAAAAGAATATTCGAAAAAATTAGAGGAAGCCAAGGGCAAATTGAAAGGAATGAGCGGCGAGTCAAAAAAAGGCTCGGAATCAATAGAAGAGCTGCAGAAAAAATTTGCCGCTGGAGGAGATACGGCAAAGGAAGCAACAAAAGAAGTACTAGATAAGCTATTTAACATGAAAGATGCTGTCAAACAAAATCAGATAGGCGTTGGTTTGTTTGGTACGATGTGGGAGGACTTGGGAAAAGAGGGCGTAAAAGCCTTGATGGAAACCAACGGAGAATTAAAGAAAAGCAGTAAGGCAATGGAGGAAATAAAGAAGATTAAGTATGATGATGTAAACAGTCAGTATAAGCAGCTTGGCCGGACATTGCAGCTGGAGTTGCTTGCTCCGCTGGCAGAAAAAGCATTGCCATACATAAAAGGCTTTTGTGAATATGCGATTGAACACATAGACGGGATTACAAAGGGGATAAAGGCAGTAGGCGGAGCGATAGCGGTAGGATTTGCCGTAAGTAAAATAATTGCTTTTGTTAAGTCAATCCGCATGGTTATAACGCTAATGCGTACTTTAACGGCGGCAACGGCAGGGGCGACGGCAGCACAAAAGCTATTAAATCTTGTACAAATGATGAATCCTGCTGCGTTGCTGGTGGCGGGGTTTGCGGCGCTAACCGCAGCCGTTATATATTTTAAAAAAAATACAGAGCAGACGGCAACGGCAACGGATAAAATGATTGATAAACACAACCAAACAAGAGAAGCCGTAGAAAAATTAGAAAAAGCGTATCAGGACGTGGAAAAGACAAGGGATGAGTCGGTATCGGATACACAAAGCCAATTTGCCTACTACGAAAAATTAAAAAGCGAATTAGATACTCTGGTGGATAAAAACGGGAAAATCAAGAAAAGCGAACAATCCCGCGCCAAATTTATCATGAATACCCTGAATGAGGCGTTGGGAACCGAATTGAAGCTCACAAAAAAAGGCACGACAAATTATTTGGACCAGAAAAAGGCGCTTGAAAAACTGATAGAGACGCAAAAAGCAAAAATTATACTGGATGCCAATACACAGGCATACACGGAGGCGATTAACAACCAAAAAGAAGCGTTTGACAATTTAGGAAAATCACAGGAAGACTTGCAGGAGACAACGCAAAAATTAGGACAGGCAGAAAAGAAGCTGGCGGAATTAAAAGACCCCACCACATTACGAAAATGGCTAGAAGAAACGGATTATGCGTCAGCTACCTATACAAAATACCAAAACGCCCTGACGGACGCAGAAGAGGAGGTCATGACGCTCGATGCGGAACTAAAAAAGAACAAAAAAACAGTAGAGAAAACCGAAGAGCAGTGGACGAAATATAACAGCACGATACAAAACTACGAGGGGTTATCGTCTGCCATCATATCCGGAGACGCAAAAAAGATACAGTCGGCGCTTAATAATATGGTAAATCATTTTATAACGGCAAAAACAGGCACCAAAAAGCAACTGGAAAAACAGGTGCAGGCCATGAAAACCAACTATGAAAATATGAAAAAGGCGGTGGAAAAAGGAGCGCCGGGGGTATCCGAAGAAATGGTTGAGTCTGCCAAAAAAATGGTAGAAAATGCAGAAAAAGAACTGGATAAATTGGAAAAGGGAGCGAAAGGAAGCGGTGAAAAAGCCGGCCGCGCACACGCCGAGGGATTTAAGGCCAATAAGGGAGCGGCGAAAAAGGCGGCCGGAGAAGTAGCAAAGGAGGGTGAAAAGGGGCTAAAAAGAGCGGACACAAAAAAGATAGGACAAAAAAAGAGCAAAGAATACAAAGAGGGGATTGAATCCGGAAAGAATGCGGCAGGAAAAAGCGCAGAAGAGATAGGTAAGATAATCAAATCCAGACTAAAAAAAGTAAAATCCGTCGAGGAGGGAGAGAATTTTGTACAAGGATTTATCAATGGTATCAAGAGCAACAAGAAGAATAGTGTATTGTTGTCGGCCGTAACCAAAATAGGAAAAGAAGCACTGGCAGCATTGAGAAAAACGTTGGATGAGCATTCGCCATCTAAAGAAACGGAAAAGTCAGGCGCCTATTTTACGGGTGGTTTTGCAATAGGGATAATATCAAAGATAAAGCAAGCAATGGAGGCTGTCAACGAATTAGGAGAAAAATCACTGATTACCCTGAAAAAAGCGGTGAAAACAGGAGAATTTGAAAAAGCGGGGGAAAAGGTAACAAAAGATTTTGAGGCGGGTATCAAAAAGCGGATAAGCAGCGTGGAAAAGGCAATGGAATCCGTTATTGATGAAGCGAACAAAAAAGCAAAATCAAAAATAAAAAGCGAAAAAGTGCGGAAACAATATGCGGAGCTGGGGAAAGCAATGATGGATTCGTTCTCGTCTTCTTTTGAAAAGCAGGCGGACAAGGCAATCAGCAAAGTCGAGAAAAAAATGAGCCAGTTGACATCAACGTATCAGTCAAAATATGACGATATCAAGAGTTTGCAAGAAGATTTAGAAAGCAGGTTATCCGCCGGCGAATTATTTACAGAAAATGAAGACGGAACGATTGTGCTTACAAATTTTGCAAAAGAAACACAGGATATCCGGAAATTTGGTGCCAATCTGGAGAAATTGAAAGCGAAGATATCGCCGGAATTGTTAAAGCAGATTGCGGGAATGGAGACAGAAAACGGATTAAAACTATCGAACCGGCTTTTAGCGCTAAGCGGCACGGAACTCAATGCTTACAACACAGCCTATACCCAAAAACTGAAAGCATCGCAGGAAGTCGCCAAGAAGTTTTACGCCAAACAATTAGAAACCTTAAAAAATCAATACACAAAAAAGGTGGAAAGTGAGATAAAGAAACTGAATAAGTCGTTATCCAAATTAGGCGAGAGTGCAGCAGATGGATTTTTAAAGGGATTTGCAAGCAAAGATAAGGAAATGTCAAAAGAAGTAAAGAAATTTGCTAACAGCATGGTAAAGAAAATGAAAAAGGAGCTGGGAATACACTCCCCGTCAACGGTAATGCGGGAAATGATAGGGAAATACATCCCTCTTGGCGTGGCGGAGGGAATACGGAAGTATGCCAATGCCGCGAATATTGCTATGTCAGATTTAAAAAGAGGAATTGCCGCTCCCATTTCCGGCATTGAATTAGGGATAAAATCTGCGTGGCCGTCCGCAGGCAACACGGCGGGGAATACAAAAAATGTACATTATAC